CAAGAGGTGCTCGAGCTCCAGCGTGGCATGGCGGCGGTCCTGCCGCTGGCCGAGACCGTTACCATTGGCCTGCGAGCGGTGACGAGCACGCAGTACACGTCGGCCGCTCGGGTGCAGTACCTCGTCCTGTCGAGGTGACCGATGCCGGTCTACGGCTTCAGCGAGGAGGACGCCAAGCGTATCGGCCACACCGTGCGCGTGGTGGAGCGTTCCGGCCCCCGGCTCAAGACCGCTGGCCCCGACAGCGAGCGAGGGGCGGCAGGCGTCCGCATCATGATCGGGCAGGTAGGCACGGCAGCCTGGTCCAAGGCTTCGTCGGCAGTGATCACGCTCTATGCCGGGCCGCCATCGGCTACGTCGCGCCCGACTAACAACGTCGGGACGCAAGTCGCACACAACATCTTTGCCGAGATCCCGAGTTCAGCGTACGTGGCCGTGAGCAACAACGGCTTCGGCTGGTACGTCATCGCCGCGGAGTGCTGACCTATGGTGCTCCTGCCCTGCTCAAACTGCTGCCAGACGCCGTGTGCATGCCCGACCTGCGTTTGCTGCCAGTGCGTTTCGTGGCAGGCGTTTTTCAACTACTACGCAGTCTACGGCGAGCCGGGCAACTACTACCTTCGCCCGGACGAAGACCTGTCGCTGTATGACGGCCTCGACCGCGCTGGCGTTTGCAACCTGACCAGCAACTATCCGACGCAGTCCGCGTGCATCACGGCTTGCCAGGAAGCGTTGATCCCGTTTGGAGGCGAGCCCTACCCAGGCTGGTGCGCTGAGAACGGCAACCCGTGTGGAGCGTGGTACAACCCACAAACTGGGTTCGGCTGGCCTGCTCCGCTGATCGACGGCGAGCCAGCCACACCGGCGATGCTTGAGGAGCTCTGCCCAGACGGGGCAAATCCGCCAGACTTCACCGGCGACGGCCTGACGCACTACAAGGGCAGCGGCCAGTTCACAGGGGCCGGCACGCCGGACATCCGCAAACTGGTGTTCAAGGCCGGTTCTTCCACTGGCGACCCGATTGCCGACGCGCTGTTTGTCCGCGGCACTCGCAACGACTTGCCAGCCCTGCCGTGGCAGGAAGCAGACGACTGCGGTTCGTGCGCCAACCCGCCGGCATACGAATACGACTGCGACCCGGCAACCGACGACAAGCGGTTTTACGCCAAGACCGTGGACTGGGAGTTCACGCATCAAGGATCCGGGCCGCAAGACCCTGCGTGCCCGTTGCAAGCAGACCCGTACACGGGGATCACTTCTGACCCTCTCGGGTTTTGCCCGCCGCAGAATTGCAAGATGGTCACGATCACTGTGACTCGCACCGACAAGTGCGGCAGCGAAGACGTGGTCACGGAGTGGAAGGCGATCGTTTACGTCTGCCCGTGCGTGCTCAATCCGATCATCGGCGTCGATGCTGACACCGGCGACTTGTGGGAAGCGGCCTACGGCTATGACAGCGAGGCGGACTGCATTGCCGACTGGAACAACGCCAACTGCACCGGCAACCAGTGGAAGCAGGTGCGGCACGAGATTGACGGCGGCGATCGGCAACTGATGCCGCAAGGCTGTTGCGACGCCGGAGCCTTCGGGGGGAAGTGCTGATGGCAGGCACCGCCGTCGTCACGTTCCGCGGTCAGCCCGACGACGACCGGGTATTGGCCGCTGTGCGGCAGGTGCTCGGCGACGACACCGAGTCCGACGGCCGCATCATCATCACGGTGCAGCGGAAGCCAAGGCCGCTCGGGTACGGCCCGGGGACGGAACTCAAGCGGCTCCTCAGCCGCATCGGCATCAAGGCCGAGCCCGGCTGCAAGTGCACAGCCAGAGCGGAGGAGATGGACCGCCGCGGCTGCGACTGGTGCGGAGCCAACGTGCCTCTGGTTGTCGGCTGGCTCCGCGAGGAGGCGACGAAACGCGGCCTGCCGTTCCTCGACGCCGCTGGTACGGTCATCGTCAGGCGAGCAATCAGCAACGCGAGGAGGCGGGGCGATGGCAAAGCGTAGGACGCCGCAGGACAAGAAGCCGGCCGTGCACAGCAGCATGGACGACGCCGAGTACGACGACGACGACGAGGGGCCGAACCCGGTCCCCGACGAGGATGGCAATGTGGTGTTGAGGAGATCGGCAACTCAGGGAGGAGACAATCGTGGCAAAGCAAAAGACACCCGGCGGAAGCCTGGCCGACGCCGTTGAAACGGCGGTGCAGAACCAGCGGCCCGGCTACACCAGTTGGTTTCACAAACTACCGCCAGAGGCACAGGCCGAGTTCCTCGAGGCGCGGCGGCGGTTTGACCACAGCCGCCATCAAAAGACGGCGTATGCCAGAGCCTTGATCGCCGAGGCCAAGTCCCGCGGCTGGGCCACGGCCGGCGAATCCGTCCTCACCAACTGGCTGGGGCAAAAATGACGAAGCCGCTCGCCGATGCCGTCGATGACCGTGCCGCCGATGAGCAGCGGCTGGCGTCCGACGCCGAGCTCGCCCGGCTGCGGTCAGAGGTGGCCGGGCTGAAGGGCCGGTACAAGGCGGCGTTGTCGCAGATCGACCGCGAGAGGGAGCGGGCCGACTCCCTCGTGCAACTGCGGGGCATCCAGCCGCACGTCCGACATTCTGGAAAACGGAATACGGCAAAGCACCCGGCCACGATGGTTGTCCTGCTGTCCGACATCCACTGCGAAGAGACAGTCCGCCCCGAGACTGTGAACGGCCTGAACGAGTTCAACCTCGACGTGTGCGACGCCCGGCTTGCGGAACTATGGTCCCGGTTCTTCGCCATGCTTGAGCACGAGCGGCAACTGTGCCGCATCGACCGGGTGTGCATCTGGTTGGGCGGCGACCTGATCAGCGGCATGATCCACCCGGAACTAGCCGAGGAGAACGCCCTGCACCCGCTGGCGGCGAAACGCTGGATCGGCTCGCGGCTCCGCGGGTTCATCGACTCAGCCAGCGAGCATGTGAAAGAAATCGTGGTAGCGACTTCGTGCGGAAACCACGGCCGCACCACGGAGAAGCTGCGGACCAACGAGGCCGACACGTCGTACGAACACGACCTGTATCTCACGATGCAGGCCGAGGAGCGGCGGAAGAACGTCCGCTGGCAGGTCGGCGAAGGGCACCTGAACTACGTGGACCTTGACGGGTTTCTGGTGCGGTTCTGCCACGGCCATGCGATCCGCTACCAGGGCGGCATCGGCGGTATCCACGTCCCGCTGAACAAGGCGGTGGCTGCGTGGGATGCAACGACAAGGGCGAGTCTCACCTGCATAGGCCACTGGCACCAGTTCAGTTGGAGCCGCTCAGGACGCTACGTCACCAACGGCAGTGTGATTGGACACTCGGCATACGCTATCCGAATCAAGGCCAACTACGAGCCGCCGTGCCAAGCCGCATTTGTGATCGACCACGGCCGGAACGAAGTGACCAAGGCCTATCCCCTTTTCTGCGACCGTGACCTGAGGAGCAAACATGACGACGACACTGGAGCAGGCAAACGCCGCGTTGAAGGCGGCAGTGCACGAGCGGCTGGGAAACACGCCAGCCGATGACCCGAAGATGGTCGGGTACTCGCCGTTGACGGAACCTCGGCAGGTTGTCGCAAGTACCGAGGACTTGCAAAGCGAAGAGTCGGACGTGCCCTATATTGAGCACCTGCTGCAGCGTCAGCGGGGCGATTCGCTCCTGAGCGACACCTACGCCGAGTGGGAACCGGGGTTTCGCCCGGTCTCGCCGGCTGAGCAGACGCTGCGTGACGCAATCGCCACGATCCGCGACAGGCACGGCAAGTACGGTCCGCCTACGGAACACTTCCAGAGGACGGCATCGCTCGTCAATGCGGCGTTCGGCACGAGTTTCACCGCGGCCGACTGGGCATTGGTCATGGTGCTCGACAAGATCGCCCGCCAGATGGGGCCAGCGGCCACCGACGACGCTGCCATCGACATCGCTGGGTACGCGGCCTGCCACCAGGAGTGCCGACGTGCCTGATGCCCTGCCTGACGCCTACCTTGAGCAGTGCGAGCAGGACGCCCGCCGGTTCAGCGGTGCGTACACCGGGACCAGCGGCACGCTCGCGGCCCACGTCATGCGGCTGCTCGCGGACCGCGAAAGGCTGGCTGAGGAGTTGGCGGTAGAACGGGCGCGGAGGCAGGACGCATGATCGCTCTGTACGTCCTCTCGGCGTGGCTCGCCGCCGACGTTGCCACGGGCATCGTTCATTGGTGGGAGGACCGCTATGGCGACCCCGCGTGGCCGGTGC